AGCCGGTGTCCGAAATCCACTCAAACCAGTCCTCAAACTTCGTGATGCCCCAAACTGATACTGCTCCGCACTCCGATGCAATGTGTCTGATGTCCCAAGTGACAGGCTCGCCCGAAGGCGTGTCTTCTGTCTCATAAAGGCTCCCATTCGGCCCGTTCGTGAGGAAGCAGAGCACGTCTTTGCGCTCTTCCATTGCCCAGACTGGGTGCGGGTCTGCTGCGGGCCCGAGCAACCCCGTTACGCCGTCCATGGACTCAGGATTGTTCACATAAGATGCCCGCGAAGTCAGTCGGCGGGGATTAAGCGTATAGATAATCTCCAACTCATCGTGCGTCGTAGTTCCATTCTGCGAAATTGTAATTACTAGGTCAGTCGGAATCGTCACAGGTGTTACAGCAAAGTTGGCTTGCCCAAAGGTTGAGGTTCCGGTAATAGTTGCCGTGGTGCTGAACCCCGTTGATGCCGAACTCAAAGTCGCCACTGAGGTACCATTCACCCACGCCCGATAGGTGTACAGCGTGTTCGGCTGAATAATCGCTATGCCGTTGCGGTCCTGATAAGCCGACTGACTGATTGTTGCTGTGGTTGCTGTCCATGCCTGTCCGTAGTCTCCCGCCGTCAAACTTCCATCAGAGCCTGTAACAGTCCAACCCAAGGGCTTGTTTGTTGCAGAGGCAAGGAATCCGCCCTCAAATCCCATGTTAAGGAACTGCTGAATCTTATTGCGCTCGCCCCATGAATTCAGTCTCGAGGCGTAGCTAAAGAACCCCAAGCACGGTCCAAGAACTTCAAGAGCAAAGAGGTTGTTTCCGGGAATGTCAATACCGATTCCAGAGAAAAGGGATTCGTCCGAGAAGTCAAAGATGGCCGACGAAGTTGTGTTGTCCGCGATCACCGTCGAGGTTCCGATCAAGTATTGCTGCGCGGGATCTCTAGGTGGAACCGGAATGACAAAATACTTGCCGCCATTCGCTCCGGTGATCCCAAACCAGCGAGCGACAACGTTGCTGGGGCCGATCGCCGCGTTCGAAAGGAACAGATACTGCCCGCCAGACGCATTTACCTGTACCGGGGGGCTGGGAATCGTCAGATATCCCGTCCTGGTAAGGAATATTTGAACAATCGAGTGCGTACCCGGTGAAATCTGCCCCGCTGGTGTGACTGTTCCGGTGCCCGACTGAATCAGGGCGTCAGGACCGACCTGCGAATACTGGAATGCTGTTGCAGAGAGTACGTTCGTGACATAGAACGTTCCATTCCATGCAAAACCAAACGTTCCGCCTGTCCAGGTGCCGTCATTGAAGGCAAAAGAGAAGGTAAACGTCGTTGCATTCGGAACCGTCTGGACCGTGACCTGAGAGCCGGAAGCCAAAGGCCATGGAAGCTGTACCGTGCCACCCGTTCCGGAGGTTAGACCGTTATCCAGCGGGAAGGTGAAAGAGGTAGAACTTGGTACCGCAGAGACGATCTGCGGTGCCCCATCGTATCCCGCAAAGGTAACGATTACATCGGTCCCCGCCGTCAGGAAGTGCGGGGTGTTTGTGGTGATTGTCGCAAGCCCACCAGATAGTGACCACGTTGCAATACCGCCGCCTACTGCAGTAGTAGGGATGTTGACCAGGGAAACCACGTCATCAGGAACCAAGCCATGCGGTGCGGGAGTTGTTACTGTCGCTATTCCGCTGTTGGTCTCATTATCGATAACTATCGTGCTGATTGCGGAACTTTGATCGGCAACCCCAGAGATTGTTACCTGATATCCATTCCGGAGGCTGTTCGGTGTGGCTGAAGCTGCAGTGACAACATTGTTATTGCGTACAAGAAAGGGCGCAGAGGGAGTTATTGTTCCACCCGCTCCCGTTGCCGCTGACTGGCTGAAGAGAGATACCTCGAACGTAGTCGCACTATCGACCGCAGTAACTGTTGCCGAGGCAAAGTTATAGAGACTATTTCCCGCGATAACAACAACTTCATCAACAGTTAGGCCATGCGCTGTGCTCGTTGTAATCAGGAGTGAGGTGTAATAGGTCTCGAATGTTGGAGGGGTATAGCCTTCTCCATCTTGACCAACCCTTTGGCCACCTATCTGCACTTGCGTGGGGTCGATAGGCTGAGCCGTTGCAACAGTTACTGCTGCCCCCCCAGAGCCAGTTATAAGCGCCACCGAAGGCAGGGAGTAGTTGCTTACCGTCGGTGGTGCGCCAGGCCCATCCTGACTTACGCGGTCTAAATATCCTTCAGGGGTGAACTGCAGTGGAACATCGGAGCCATAAGAGCCGTCAGATATTGCAATGTAAGCTTTGCCAAAAGCATTCTCGACATGAAACCTATTTCCGGCAGTGGTCTGTCCGAACTTGATTCCGTCCGAAAACATTCCTCCGTCGGAGTAGAAGGTAAGGCTTGATACTGTTCCGTCTGGCTTTTTGAAGTCTGCCGAATAGACAGCCTGCGCAGTAGTCCCAACAGTGCTTAAGCGTTGCAGTGAGGGCCGCGTAAAGACTTCTCCGGGGATAAATGCAACATCTGAGCATCCCCAAGACAAGCCTTGCGGCAAGTCGGTGGGATCCATGTCCAGATTATTGCCCCCGAACGTCCCCAATGGGACTTCTACGCAGCCCTCTACGTTGTTCAATTATCCAAGCTTCCGCATGTGAACGAGTGCAAGCAATGTTGCTTCAGGGACAGCCGTCGTATTGGCCAGTTCTGCGCCCGCAGGGGTGAAGATCTTGATGACAGCCGACGATCCGGCGCCAACGAGGTAATAGTCGTATGCAGCTTGCGAAAGAGCCTCAAACGCGATGACCGTGGCGCTGGGTAGAGGGGAAGATCCGGGCCCAGCCTTGACAGTCAGAGGGTTGAAGGCAAATCCTCCAGTGACATAGGTTCCGGAAAGGGTGAGAGTTATGTAAGAGAGAATGACTGAGCTTGAGTAAGAGCTATGCGTGCGTGTTGCCGAGACGGTGACTGCCATGAATCCTCCTGTGTGCTAGTTGCTGGGAATATTTGGGTAGAATATGTTGCGGGTGTTACTCAAACGGCCTGAGTATCCCTGCCGTCTAATACTTTGGCGCTGTTTGCGCCTGCTCGTTCTCTGAGCAATGATCCCGAAAGCGTCTTCTGACATCTGCATCATCGCTGGTGCCTGTGCAGCTCCGCGGAGATTCGCATACTCATAGGCCACGCGTGCGGACATAACGTCTTCGCACATCATCATTGGCACCAGAGAATTGGGCTGGGTGATGTCGAGGTTCGCTCGATAAGCTGCATACCGGATGCGGTAATCCTGTGTGAACGTCTGGGCAAAGAAATAAAGTCCATCCTGCCGCCAGTCATAAACGCAAGGGTCAAGCCATACCGGTAGACCGTCTGTCGCCTGGGTCATGAGCCTGAAGGGAACTTCGTTAGTCGGTTGCGTTCCATCCGAAGCAATCGCAACCGAAGGCCTAGACCAGATCGAAAGCGGTTGAATCAGGTCTTGCGGCAACGCTGGTGATTCGTATTGGTTCTGCCCGTCGCCGCATCCCTGCCATCCAATGAATGCCTGATAAGACGGGTCATTGGAGGCGCGGACGGGGAAGTTGTAGATCACGACTTCTTGAAGGTAAGTCTCGACGCCCGCGGTGTAAGCTCTGCCTTGCAGCCATCTCCATGCCGTGTTCAAGATGGTCGGGGTGTAAGGTGCATCATCAGTAAGTAGATCGCCAGAGATATCGTTCGAGGCATCATTCACCCTCACGCGAGCCTGGTTCATTATCGTTTCTATTGTTGGGTAAGGATTTCCTAATGCCCCATCGACCAAAGGACTCACTTAATAAACCACTTCGACACGCCGGCAACAGTGAAGTAGCAGGCGCGGTAGGTTGTGTTAGGAACTGCCGTCATTACCGCAAAGATGTTCCCCGCAGTCGTAGTCGTCCAGGCTCCGGTTGCAAGGATGTCATAGCAGCCGCCGACGGTGGTTGAGAAGTTGATAGGAGGCGTGATTGTTGCGATTGCAGCCGTTCCCGAGATTACCGAGGCAGTACTCAGCGGAATAGTCGCAGCAGAGGCCGTCTGGGCAAGCAGGAAGGCGCTCGTATTCAACTGACCGCATCCATTAGGCCCAGAGCTGCATCCAGCTTGCCCGAAGGCATGTGGGGCAGCCATCAGGCAAGCCACTAACAAAAGGCGCTTCACGCAACCCTCGGTCTGCCGGGTCCGCGCTTCGGCTCTTCAAAATCGCCGTCGATAAACTTCTGCTTCGCCTCTTCATTCTTGAGTGGAGCGCCGCAGCCTTCGTTGAAGCACTTCGCCGAAGTCGGGAGCACAGACCTTCCGCAATTCCAGCACTGCGCCATTTGCACGTTCTTTGCAGCCCATGGTCGATCCCAGCCCAACTCTTTCAGTGCATCACGATGTGCCGGCTGAATGTTCGAGCGCGTTACCTGCTGACTGCCAACGGTAACGGTTGTCATGCCGCCATTCACCGCAAAGGCTTCGTCTGCATCCTGCACGCGCTGAGAAAGCATATCGACTCGCGCCTGCTCAAGGAATGCAACCTGCTCTTCGCTCGGAGGCCAGGTCTCAGAGATGCCGATGCCGTATTTGGTAAGGTCTGACATCTTGCCGAGCTGCACAATGTCTCTGGCAACGTCCATGCCATCAGATGGTGCCCAGCGAAATCCGGTGTCGCTGACAACCGTGGTGTAGATCGTTGAATCGAGTATTACCGGAACGGAGTATCTATCGCCCTTCGGCTTGCCCTGCACGACATAGGTGCCAGTGCCAACGTTCCGTGTCCACGACTCTGGGCCGACGTTGAAGACGTAGATTTGCGAGGCCTTCGCTGCACGCACAAGACTTTGCGGCAATACTTCAACATTCTTCCGGTTTAGTGAATCTATTTCGCCTGCAACATCACGCGAATTGCTCATGGTTCTCCTTAGTGAATCGTGTTTCCGGCAGCGTCATAGAGCTTAACGCGCTTGCCTGACCATTGCGGGTCCAAGACATCCTTGATTGCATCCGCAGTCTTTGCATCCAGATCTTTTTCCTTCAACTCTTCCCGCAACCTGAGAGCCTGGATACGCTCTTTCTCGGTGATATTGGTCTTGCCGTGCATCAGCATCTCGACGGCTTTCTTCGCCATGCCCACGGCTTCGTTATTCGGGAATGCCATCGACTCTGCATACTCTCCGTCGGTCGGGTATTCCATAGAAATTGGGGCCTTAGCCAGCATTTGCGCATGGCCTTCAGGTGTGCCCGCAAAATCAAGTGCACTCATCCACTTCTCGAGAATCCACTCCTCGCGGTCGGGGTACATCTTTACTTCAAACATCTGCTTTGTTTCGCGCCACCAGCACTTTTCAATGCGTGTCGGTGCCCAAACCACTCGCCACAAAGGAAGACCTGAGGGAGTCTTTCCAAACTCCGATAGGTCTATGGCGTGAATCGTTATTTCACTCGCGTTTTGCATATTTCTCCAGATAGGCCTTCGCCTTTTCGATCCACCCTGGCGTCATCTCCAATTTGTGAAGCGTGGCATTGCATAAAGTACAAAGAAGACCGCGGACACATTTCATACAAGCCGCTTTCGCCGGACAGCAGGAGTGGTCGTGGTCGATGCTGAAGTTATTGCGCGAATAGTTATCTGGGCGGCCGCATATGGCGCAGCCACCATATTGTTCAGACAACCTCGCCTCATACCAATCAACCGTTACGCCGCGGTTGCCACAAGTCCTGGCCCTTTCCTTGGCGATCAATAATTCCGGCTGATCGCGCTTCATCCTGTGGCGCTTTTCCCTGCTGTAAAGAGAACGCTGAAGGATGACATGTTCGGGGTGCGCGTCTTTCCATCTTTTGTTGCGGGCGAAAACTTTGTCGGGATTATTTCTTTGCCATTCGGCGGTAATTAAAACCGCACACGATCTACAGGCGCTAGCTCTGCCGTTATACCGAGTGCGGTTTTTTGAGAATTGATCAAAGGGCTTTATTTCCTTGCATTTACTACAGGGAAAGCTGCCCTCCATTGCGGGAGGTTGGTTTCTAGGCATAGGAGCATAATAACCCTATGCCTAGTATTCGTCAATACCCGCTTGGTATGGCCAGCGTGTCACCATACGCGCCCGCAGCGGGATCATCGCAACCGATGTTTCCGCCCCAGACGAGATAGGTAATCTTGGTGGTAGACAAACCGCCAGAACCGCCATAGATCGGGAATACCGTCTTGCTATCCACGTCGTAAAAGTCGGTGGGATAGATTTCCTGACGGAACCAATGATCCTGCGCGATAAAGTCGATGCGGCCCTGTGTTGCCTTGACAGATGGAACGATGGGATAGCCAGCCAGAGTCTTCGGCGGCATCTTCTTCAGCTGGTCAACGGACGAATTGCCGTCAATCTGCTGATAGATGTTCTGCGTAATGACGAGGCCGGTGTTCTCCCATGCAGCTTCCTGGTCGAGATTCATATAGAAGAAGCCATTGGAGGCAATGCCACCCTCGACTCCGTTACGAATTCTCATCAGGTTCAGCAGGAGACGCCCGTAAGCAGGGGTAATGGCGAGGCCACCACCAGAGACGTATGGGGTCGTAAGACGACCAGGATAGGTCGATCGTTGGAGGGTAAGGAAGGTGCCAGAGGCGGACGACACCTGGTACGACTGGATTCCAGCAACACCAGAGTTCGCAACGTTGGTCGCATTCTCCGCAAGCACCGAGTCGCCAGCAGCAGGTGCAGTACCAGTAGGCACCGCAGTCAGGAACAGCTTCTTATTCAGATAGTCAACGTAGGAGATGGTGTTGGTAGACTTCACCGCACCACCGACTGCGCCGGTAACAATCTGGATAATCTGCTGATCGGAGAACCGAGCGGGGGTGCTGACGCTGATCGAAGGATCGCCAACCGTATAAGCAGTGACGGTATCCAACTGGTCTGCGCCATTGCCCTGCACGAGAGAATCAAGGAAGGCGCGGAAGTTCTTCATGCCGCGACCAACTTCTTTCTCTACATAGTTCTGAATGGACTTGCCCGAGGAGTCGTTGGCAACTTCAGACAGTTCAGACCACTCAATCGCCCAACGGTAGTAGGCATTCGAGAGAAGGCCTACCGCACGCTGACCGGCAGAGCCGCGTCCCATATCTCCGCCATCGAGATTGACGACGCCGCCGTTGCCACCAGCCTGGATGTCGAGCGGTACACGCGTGGGGCGCGTGCTTACTTCCATATCTTCGCGGGTAGACAGTTTGGTGAGGAAGACGTTCTCACTAAACCAAAGCTGCGGAATGGTTCTACGAACCTTTTCCAGTTGTAGTGCAAGTGTTCCTGCATTAAGAGCAGTAGCCACGGGGAGACCTCTAGAGTGATTTCGCTCTGGTCTCCCTTTTGCCTTTCGGCCTGCTTGGGTTTTGCAGCGTTGGGACTGTTCGCGTTACTGATGCCTTACCCGTTTACTCGCTTAGCGTCCGAGAGACGTGGGTGGGTTCGGCGGTTTACTTCTTTACTTATTTCTTTTCTTCAGCAACAACTGGCTTTACCGCATCGGGATGCTGAACCACTTGAGGCTCGACAACCTTAGCGGGAAACTTTGCGAAATAGAGATCACTGACTGCACGCATAGCGAACATTGAATCGCTCGCGACGTGGTTGAAGAAATCAGCCTCGTTCTTTACGCCATATTTCTTGAAAAACTCTTCCATAATTTCTCCCTAGTCCTGCAAGGCCAGCTTGCGGCCATCTTTGAGGATGAACTTGCCACGCATAATCATTGCGTCTGTCGTCTGCGTGCGGTCGATCAGATGTGGAGCTGGGACTTTATCGACTAAGCCGAATCCAGCATCAACTTTGGTTGCAGGCTTCGCGGCATCGGTCTGCTTCGAAACAGGGCCCGGGTTGCCGAATATCAGCCTGCCAATCTTAGGCGCGACTTCAGTAATTGCCGCAGTCTCACGCGACTTGATGAGCCTGAGAGCGCCTTCTTTGTCTTTGCGGGCCCAGAGTGCGTTGAGAGATTTCTGATAGCCCTGGTCCGCGCTGAGACGCTTGATAACTTCGGACTTCACATTCGATACTGCAAGGTCTTTGGCCTCAGTGTCGTTGGGCCTGCGCTTAAAGAAGGTGTCAAGCTCCTTGCTAATCAGCGGTTCACGAAACGAATCGACACTGCGCTCCATATCAGATCGGAATGCCTGCTCCTCGCGCTGATTGAGAGCCTGTTCACGCTCCGTGAACTTAGCGTTTGGTTGAGCGGTGCCAGCCTTTCCCTGGACCTGCGCCTTGGCAGCAAATGAACCCTCCCATTCTTTCAATTGCTGGACTTGAGTTTTTACTTCATCCAGCTTTCCATATTCCAAATTCAGAGCAAGCCGCTCGAGGAATAGAGGAATCCTATTGCTCTGCAATGTCGCGGCCATCACGCCCGACATTGCAGCAGACCAACCTTCAGGGTCGGCTTGCTTCCACTGCTCAACCATTACTGGGGCAAGCTTAGAGATGGTTTCAGGTGGCAGGTCGGTAACAAGTGAGGCGTCCCCAGCCTCGATCTTCTGCGACAGCGCCTCATATTCGGAAGCCTTGGATTGCAGGTCAGTCAGAGCCGTCGTCAAGCCATCCTTGCCGCCATGCTCCTCGAGGAAGCCTAGAATCTCTTTAGCCTGCTTTACACCTTCGGGGAGAAGCTCCTTATAGGCATTACGCTCGAACCATGCATCCTTGGCGCCCTTGCCCGCCGGAGTCTTGAAGAACTCCTTCAATTCAGCAGGGACTTTGCGCCAGTCGGTGTTGTCTTTTATTTCTACCGCGCCTTCGACTGGTTCAACCGGGTCCGCAGCAACGCCTTCAGGAGCTTCGATCTGCTCTACTTCTTCAACCAACTCTGGTGATTCAAGTACTGCTCCGAGTTCATCACTCATTTAATAATCCTCAATTTAGTATCCGAACTGCTCGTAACGGCGCTCCAGAAATGCGATATCTCCGGAGGAATAATATGGAGTCGAGAGTCCGACTATCTTTACCCTTTTGCCGGACATCGATGCCATTCCGCTAGCAAAACAATAGAGGGCTTGCGTCATTACAGATCCATTCGCATCAAGGGTCACTCTATCTTGACTCACTTAGCTTTGTCCTTGGCTTGGGTTTTCTTTGCCTCAAGCTGCTGTTCGGGTGTCATTGGCTTCTGAATCGGGGTAATCGCTTCCTTGGCTGCAAGTACTGCCTTATGCTGGGCGCCTGCTGCTTTCAATTGTGTGTCCGCAGCCTGGTTCTGCTCCTCGGGTACGTTCGAGGCTTCGATATTCTCCGGTGTCGTCTGTGCGCCTGCTATGCCCAAAAGTTCTGAGATTGCAACTGGGTCGGTGATCTGTGCAGTGAGAGTTACGTTTGGCGGCTTGATCGCTGGCGGTGGTGCCTGTGCCTGAATCGCTGCAGCATGTGCATCGGCATGAAGCGTTACATTCTGCACGCCCTGCTGATTGCCCTTTTGCATCTCTTCATAGCAAGCCGTCGAACTGAGCCACTCAATGCACTTATCGAGTTCGGCTTGGTTGTAGTCGTATTTGCCAACCGGAACTGAGGTCGTAAGCGGAATCTCGGGCGGTGGCTGGCCCTGAAGCTGTGCTTGCTGCGATGCCTGCTGCCACTGCGGGATCTTCGTTTGATCTGGCACGGGTGGTTCCTGCAACATCTGCTCAATCTCACGGAGCTGCTTGTCTCTCGCCTCGGCGCCAGGAATTATTAAGTCTTCCAAACCTGAGTATTGCTTGATGAGCTTCAGGTTGTCAGGGTGAAACACTATTGCCTGCCCCTGCTCGCCTTCGCCCAACTGACTCAGCACGGCCTGAAGGCTGGCTCGCTTATCCGCCATCGTTTCAGGGAAGCTCGAGTCTGTATCTGGGTAGCAGCCCCAATTGCCATCGAGAATCGATGCAGGGTTGAATCTCTGCTGCCCGTTTGCGCCCGGTACCGCAATCAAAGGCTTGTCGGCAACCATCTCGGCGGCACGCATCACGCCGATCTGGTAGGTGATTGCAAACAGCCATTGCAAACCACCCCAAGCTGGTGATAGCTGCCCCTTAGCCTGATCAGAAAGCATCTTCTGCCCGCTTGCAGTCTCTTGGTCTGGAGTTCCGTCACCAAATAGGGCCGGTAGGTCGCCTGTCGTGAACTGTGCAAGGCTCAAAAGCCTGTCGATGTTTGCAACTAACTCGGGCGGAAGCTGCGCAACCTCTTCCTGCATCACCAAGTCGTTGATTGAAGCCCCATTGGGCACCGTAATCTGGTGAATCACGCCTGGTGCAGCTCTTTGCTCTGCGATCGCCTCTGAATCCACCGTATCCGTAATCCAACGAGCAGGAATTGAGAAGTCAATGTGCTCCCGCAGCATGTTAAGGTTGTCATTGAATGCCTGCTGGATAGGAACTAGATCGTGCAGCAACGAAGGCCTTGCAGATCCCTGACCCGGCGCAGGCCATTCCACCATCAGCGCGTCTTCCATCACTTCAGGAATGCAGTCCACGACTTTATTGCTGATCATCGTGGCCCTGAAGCCTTCGGGATAGAGCGCTTTTAGCTCTGCTTTAGCATCATCCGAGGCCTTCGCATAGCGGCTAGGGCGGATCCACGCAACGTGCTCGGTGGTTAGATTCTTGAGCGCTTCGGCGTTGCCCGCGGCACCCTTCTTGTTAGCAAGGATGCCAAGCCGCGCATACCGCTCGTAAGACATCTCGCTATTGTCCGCATCAGCCTTAATGTCATCGGCAAAGTCCGGGTAATTCTCTTTTGCTTCCCATAAATCTACTTCTTCACTGAGTACGCAATAACCCCAGCGCTCCATCTTGCGTGCGAAAATCGGTACTTTTGATTCAAGAACACCGTGAACCGTGCACCGTAGCTTGCCTTTGCTATCGATGTACGTGTGCGTGACCGTTCTGCCATCGGTGCAGAAGTGTCCTGCCGCTTCGGCCTGTCGGTCTTTCATGTGGACTAGACGGTCAAACCTGTGCCGCATCTTCTCTGCACTCGCAGCGCCCATTACATCCAGCGATACCTGCAAGTCTTCAGGAACAAAGTTCACACCCGTTGGGTTCTGGCTAAGAATCGAGACCAGAGAGCGCCAGTGCGGTGTGTAGATGTTGTAGACATCCATGAACCGCGGGAGTTCATTGCCGCTAGCCTCAGGCTGCATATAGCAGTTCGAAGCGTTATCCCACCACAAATACTGATTTCCATTGCGGAAGTTACGTTGCTGCCCCGCCTTGCGGACTTCTGCACGCCTAGCTGACTTCTCTTCCTGCAAGACTCCAGTAATCAGCGTGGCAATAGCTGTGCGCGTGTCGTCTGAAAGCTGTTGCTGCTGGACATCAGGCATTGCCGGGGTAATACTCACTCAGCCTGCCCGACATTCTCATTCCACGTGCGAAGTGTGCGCTTGCCTACGCCTGCGGGCTTGTCTGCGCTCACAGCAGCCTCAGTCAGCAATGCCTTGCGCTTCTCAAGCACTTCAACACGCTTTTCGACAGCCACAAGTGCTTCGATAATCACCGGGTACTTTTGGCGCACAAACCAGATAAGGCCCGCAGTGACGACAATCAGCATTCCAACCAATACAGCTATCGTCCCGTCCATCTGGCCTTACCTTTCCGCTCAGAGAGCATCTTCATGTGCCGCATGTGAGCGACGTTAATGTTTGGTGCAGAAGCGATAGCCTCAGATAGCGATACTTCGAATGGTTTGCGGTGAGTTCTTGAACCCAACTCGGACTGCAATCCATAACGCAGATCATCAGCCACGTCCATCGCAAGTACAGCCTGACTCATATCCGTCTTCACTACGTCATCCAAATCCTTTGGATTTCGCATGAGAATCGGTATCGTTTCAAGCGCCTCTGGACATTCAGAAGACATAATCCACACTGTGTCGCCCGCGTCTGCTTCCATCTCTGCAGTTCGCTGGTCAACTGGCGTAGCCCATATCCTCGTGTTATTGAGAAGCGTATACATCAGCTCCCAGCCAGGTTTGCGGCTGTTATCCGCATGCTCCGGTTGGGGCATTCCATACTTACTAAGCTCTCGACCGATGATTATCGGCACCGTATCTTCTGAATCGCGCTCCCCGAATTGCTCAGGGCTGAAGGGGTATCTCTTGATTCGCTCTCGCTCTATCTTTGGCGTAGCCTCAACAATCCCACGCGCCACCTGAATCGAGGTTTGCTCGTTCACGATCATGCGACGGTAAGTAGTAACCACCGTCAGCGGTCTGGGAACTATCCAGCCGAACCAGTGCTCTATTTCTTTGGGGCTCATCAGCGTCTTGCCATGCCAATGCGTAGAACAGTAGTGCGTCTTGCCCCAGTCAGTTGACAGCCATCTGGCATCCCACGACTTGAGGATGCCTTCAGCGACCTCAGCCGGCTTCATTGTTGCCTTGTAATCGAAGACCCTGCCGAAGTAAGCGCCTTCGAGTGATTCCCAAGATCCAAGCAGGTCGCGCGCCCTAGTTGCGTCATCCAAGGCATTCAGCTTCTTGCCATAGGGAGCGCGGGTGGTGAAGTAGTCGAAGCGCTGCTTATCAGTCCAAGAATAGTAGTCTTCTTCAGTTAGGCCGTCGCGCTCAAGTTCTCCCCTAGACCATTCCACATTGTCCTGCGGGAATACATGCAGAAATGTGTACTGGTTGGGATCTTCATTATCATTGAACTTCTTTACCGGCCCAAACCTGTTACGCAAATCCAATATGCCGATTCCGCCCATATTGAATAGGAGAACAAGCTTCGCGACCCAATTGCCTTTCGATCGGATCGCCAGATTTAGCTCTGATATCTCTTCCCATGTCCACTGCTCAGCCTGGTCGAGGAAGATATATCTAAAGTTTCCTGAACGAAATCTACGCTTTACGTCTTCAAGGTTCTCTGCATAACTGCAACTAATCTCAGATTTTGCGGAGCCGGCGGGAATCTTGTAGACCATATTGGAGATGTTTGAATAATTCTCCAACACCGGAAAGTCGCGCTTTATTTGCTCGTAATGAAACTTGCGGATCTGGTCTGAGTTCCGCATTACGATGCATATTTGAACACCTGGCTGGTCGATAGCCAAGATTAGTGCGATTCTGTCTGCGCCACCGGACTTTGCGGCCCCTCGACCGCCGCCGACCCCTATAACCGTGGCCGCAGAGCGCTCGATTAGATCTAGAAGCTGCCCCTGCTTGGGCTGAAGATGAATGTCGTGGATATTACTGCTTTGCGCCTGCACGCGTTACAACGAACTGGATAGGTCCACCATCCGCCCCCGTATGTTCCAGTTTGTCTCCGTACTTTTTAGGAGCCAACTTGCCAAGCAACCATTTTCGCGCCTCAATCTGAAGCCTGCGGTGCTCAATCATGTCGCCGGTTGTCGTCTCAGTTCCGGTTGGCTTATCGACGGTCTTTGTGCCAATTTTCACGGTATCGGCAATCGGTATGATCTGGTCCGCAAGCAATTGCGTTTGCAACTCTTTCGCGCGCGCGTATCTCTGAAGAAAGTCCTCATGCTTGATTAGCCATGAATAAACCGTTCTAGCAGAAGGAAATCGCTCTTCCTCGCAAATGGCTTCCATGCCCTTATCGGTGGTTGCTACTTCTAGACAAATCTCTTCGCCAATCTCTAGTGAGTATTCAGATGGTCTCCCCACTTACCACCATCCCAACGCATGTCCAATTTTGTCGCTGCAGGCAAAGCCAAAGAGAAAGAAGATCACAAACACAAGGATTGCCTGTTCGTAACTCTTCAGTCCTCTCATGCCGTCTCTCTCTTGGGTTCTCATTTCGTATTGCTCATCACGCCCTGCCTGAATCCTTCATTGCGTGCAGATTCAATCTCGAGCTTTCCGATGCGGGGCTCTACATCATCCAGGCGCTTGCCGTGATCTCCTACTTTGGCGTAAAGCATCCCTAAGCCAACGAGGCTGCTAGCTAAGGCTACGAGTGCTGGGGCCCATGCTGAGAGTCCCACTTACGCTGCCGGAGCCGCAGGCTTGAATACATTCAGGAAGGTGACGAGTGCAGATGCTGCAGTCGTAATGTCTTGGGTGGTTGGTGCGGCAAGTCCATTCGCAACAGCGGTCGCAACCACGGAGGGTGTAACGTTTGCCACAACTGTAGCAAGCTTCTGTGCACCGGTGCCGCCCTGTGCATTGGCCGCAGCAGATGCCGCTTCAACTACACCAGCTTCACTGACGATCGAGTTATAAATCAATGCAATGCCAGGGAAAAGGGTATCAACCAACGGCTCTTCTGCGGCCGCAACCGCTTCTGTCTTAGAGAACACCTTCTCAAATCCCTTGACGACATCGGAAAGAATTGTTTTCACGCTCATATGCTGCTCCTTTATGAATCTTTTGGGCTTACCGGTGGGGTCACCACGGGTGCAGCCGTGAGTCGGGTATTCGTGATGTTTAGAAATTGGTGGGAGAAGTCATATGCCCACGTGTAGAGATCGAACTTGGTACCAGGTGGGGGAGCAGTCTTTACCGCAGCGCCTACAATCAAACTCAGTGCAGAGATAATCGGTAGCCTGTTTGCATATAGGTAGGCCCAGCTCATGCCGCCGCCACCATTGCAGCAATGTCTGAATCAATCACTTCCGCAGAAGGGTCGTAGAAGCTTCTCTTGACCAGCGTCGTAATCAGCACTTGCGTATCGGGCGAATAGGACCATGAGAGCGTTATTCCCTTTGCAGAGCCAGAACCGATGAGCGAGTTAATGCCTATGCCGGCCTTGTTGAGCACAGCTTCTTTAATCCTCAGCCATTTATCCGCGTCGATGCCTTGGAAGGTCTGCGAGTCTGCCATGGTGTCTCCAATGGGTGCGTGGGTTTGCATGGGTCTTTGTGACTACCATGCCCGAATGCGTCCCTCGGTTGTCGGGGCTACACCGCTAGTGCTGCCCCAAATGAATGTCGTTTACCGCGTAGAAGTTGAATCACCCCCACCCTATCTATCGTTCTCATACCATCTAGCAAAGAGCAGGAAGCCTATGATTGCAGCAATAGCGGCCCAGTAAATTAGGCTGCCCACGCAAATCGGGGCCTATAGGCTTCAATAATTGCAACGTCTCTTGGCTCGCCCATCACATATCCATCCATCACGGATAATCCGGGCTTCAGCGAACGCGCTGCGGGAGTTATGCCCGCTTCAGTCTTAGTGAGGTTGATGAAGGTCGCCTTCTTGTTCCATACCGCAAGGCCCGCCTCTACCATCTCTCGCGCAGAATCAACACTTACGAAGCACGCAGCTTGCCCGCGCCCAGACTTATTGGCGTGGTGAACCGCAATCATTTTCAGGATTG